AATTCTGTTGCTTCTTCTGGAGTAATTCTTTTTTGAAAGTCTGAAAATTTGCTACTTTTTTCATAGTTCTTTTTTTGAGCAGCTATTTTTCTAGGTTTTAAATCTTTAACATAATTTAATGTTTCGTCAAAAGCTTCATTAAATGCTCGTTGCACTACACCTTTGTCCATTCTTTCTTGATTTTGTTTTAATTTAGTATCTGCTCTATAGAAAACAGACGCATAAAATAAAGCTTCATAAGATGATTTATCAGATTTATCGCTAATTGAAATAGGCGAGTCTGAATAAAAATCTGATTCTAGAGCTTGGTATAAAAACTCTCTTCTTTGTAAAGTAGTTGGTGCTCCGTCATATTTATTAAACTCATCAGGTTTGCCGAGCACATTCTTGAACCAATCTTTTTGATACGAACGATATTTTTTATACATCAAATACTCTGGATATTTATTGTTTTTATATATTTTTCTCGCTTGACTTGATAGTGCGAATAAAGACGCAAAAGAATCATAAGCTATTTTTTGTTTTTGTGAAACTTCCATATTAGCTAAAGCATAAGCCATAGGATTTAATTCTTGGTCTTTGTCTTTTAAAAGTGCTTTAGTTCCAATAGGTTTTGCTAGTTTAGTACCGTCATTGAGCACATCTAGTACCGTGTTTAATTGAGATATATTAGCTATATTTTGAGCACCATTTTGACCTATTTCAGCCATAATAGAAAATATACCAAATATTTCTCCTTGTATAAGTCTATCAAAAAATTTCTGAGAAGGTGCTCTGAATTGTTCTGCTGGAGTTCCCATAACTTCACTGTAAAAATATTCACTAGCATATCCGTTACCATAAGAACCACCTACAAATCTTAACATAGGTAATACATTTCCATCTTCTACAGCTGGCTTGAGCACATTAAAGTATGCATTATCAGTAACTGTTGTTGCTATTCTTGTAAACAATGTTAAAGGTTTCATATAAGGGTTATTTAATAT